GAGCGAACGTGCTTCGGCTGCGGCGGTGGCGGGTCGAGCACGAGGCCGCGAGTGATCTGCGGGTCTAGCACCGCGACGTTCGTTGTGACCTCGCGCGTGCGAGCGCTGGTGTTGTTGCCACGGTCGGTGCCCGAGTAGGTCGTGATGACCGTCGGCACTCCGCGCAGGTTCAACTTCTCGTTGCCGTCGAGGATGTTGCCTTCGTACTCCGCGCCCGCGGTCTGCAATACCTCGCGGCGAAGGAACACGTACGACGGCGTCGCTTGGTCGTTGGGCACGTCGGCCACGACGGCGATTCCATTGTCCGCGGCGGGGGCGACCCACAGCAAACACCCGAGTCGCTTCGCCATCGACTCCGCGAAGTTCCATACGCGCTCGCCGGGTTTCGGGTGCGCGATGTCGACAACCGCGCGACGAACGGCGGATGACGCTGCCGTCGACAACCCTGCGGCGGTGGCGTCGCTCACCGTTCCTTGAGTGATGAGTCCAGCCTTCTTTCTCTCGGCGGCGGCGGTTGCGGCGCGCGGTCCCGGAACCGACCCGGACGACACTAGTTGCGCAGCCCTTGATGAAGTGACGGCGCAGTTCAATCCGAGTTCGTCGAAGACGCGAATCAGCGCCGCACCGAATGCCATGTTTTTGATTGTGACCGTAGGAGAAACATCGCAATCCATCGCAGGTCCCGCGAGGTCGCGCCCGCCGATCACGAGCGAGATGCCGCCGCGCCCGCCGCCCGCGTTCATGGTCTCGATGCGGCCATTCAACTGCGCGGCGCCGTCGATGGTGAGGAGTACGTTATCGCCGAGCTTCGCGGTGCGGCGCAGTAGATCCCACGTCGTGCGTCGGTCGCCCGTGATCGCGCCCGTGACGGGATCACTACGCCAGAACGCGAACGTCCACGGGTTGCCCGCTTGGAGCATATCGAGCGTCACGACGTACTCGTCCCACACGTCGACCATGAGCCCGTCAGTCGCGAGCATCAACTCGACGTTGTGGGTGTACGGCGTGGGGTCGATGGCCATGCGCTACGCTTCGGGAAGTATCACAAGCACGCGACCGGGCGCGACGTTCAGTGGGTCAACGAAGGTGTTGGCGCTCTGGAGCAACGTCATCCCTGAGAGGTTGCCGTAGACGACGCGCGAGACGTCCGCAACGCTCATGGGTTCGGGGACCGTGTAGTACCGCAGCGAGTCGTCGCCGGGGAGGAATCGCGCGCGGTAGGAGTACAGCACTGACCGCAGCGCCACGAGCGACGCGAGGGCGTCGTAGCCGTCGAGGCCGAGCACGGACGGGAGCGCGAGGTTGATCTCCAGCGGAGCTAGCATCACGCGAAACGCGCCCTGCACTTCGCTGTAGGTGCGCGGCGCCGATTCGAGGAACGTCGCCTGCTCATCGATCGTCGACGCGAGCGGGATGAACCCCGCGAGGCCGGTGCCCGCAACGTCCGTCGCCGTCGCCGTCGTGGTCACCGTCGTGACGGGATCGGTCGTGAGCGCGCCGTCGGTGCCCACGAGGAGCGCGAGAGAGGCGTTGTGCTCCTTCCACTTGACGGTCAGCGTGACGCCGTTGCGGACGGCGCTGTCGCCCGTCTGCGAGACGTCCATCACGGCGACGAGGAGCGTCCCTAGGAGCGGGTGAATCAGTTGCCCGCGGGGCTTCGCCTTGAACAGCGCGAAGAGGTCGGTGGCCTTGTCCGGCCACATCTTGCCGTAGCGCCTCACGAGGCCCGCAGTGTTGATGCACGGGATCGTCAGCGACCCCGAGTACGCGCGCCACCCCGTCGGTTCCATGTCGCTGCCGGTGCGACGGTAAGCGGTGTGCTCCGCGAAGTCGTTGCCGCCCTCCACGGGCGCGTCAGACAGGGGGAACGTGATCCCCTCGTAGGACGCTTCGGCGAGCGTGTCGAAGTCGGCGGTCATCGTGTCACCGGAGCCTGCGCGGCTGCGTGCGTTGCATCGACGGGGGAGACGGTGGCTGTGATGCCGTTGTTGAGCAGCGAGTTGAGGGTGTTGATCGCGCGCTCAAGGCCGCCGTTGCCTGCGGCCTTCGCTAGGTCGTACATACCAACGCCAGCGCCGATAAATTGCGCTCCGGGGAGGTAGGTAGCAGCGCCACGAAGAACGCGCTCGCCAGTGCCGATGCGCTCGCCTCCGATAGTCTCGCCAGTGCGTACCGCGTGCTCATTTGCTGCGAAACCTCCGCCGACGATGCCGAGAGCAACGCCTGATGCGCCAACTACGGACGCAACGATCCCCGCGGCGGCGGGGGCCGCCTTCGAGAGGATCGGGTTGTTCGCATCGAAGCGCGTCAGCGCATCCGAGACGCGGTTCAGCGCAGACGTGTTGTCACCGAGTGCAAGGTCGCGCGCGTTCTTCTCGTCGTTGATCTTGCGCGACTCCTCGGCGCCGCGAACATCGCGCATCACGCGCTCCTGCTCGGGCGTGATCGTCGACCGCTGGAGTTCGTTCACGTAGTCGTATTGGCGAACCTGCTCGCCACGCGCGTTGGTCGTCGTCGCGAAGTACGACGCGACTGCCGCAACGTCGGGCGTGAGCATCAGTTGTCGGTTGCCGCCGCCGCCGTGTGCGCCGAGGAAGTTTCGCAGTTGCGTGACGTCGTTTCCGTGCATGAGGCCGAAGAACCGCGCGGCGTCGGAGGCGCTCCCACGGACGTTCTCGCTCATGCGATACTGTCCTTGCGCGTTGCGCGTGAAGGTTGCGTTGAACGCTGCACGCTGTTCTGGCGTCATCGTGTCCACGCGGTGCGCATACGCCGCCCCGAGACGGTTCTGTCGATCTTCGTTCGCGAGCGCGTTGCGAACGGTGTTCGTCCGGTTCGCAGAGATGAGCGCGGAGCGGCCCGAGGCCGCTTGTGCTTGAACCTGCGCGGCGAAGTCGCGCGCAACCTCAAGGCGACGACGCGACGCCTCCGCGGGGTCGGTGATGTTCGCGGTGGCCGTGCTCCACGCTTCTTGTAGACCCGGCAACCCGCGAGTAATCATCGTGTCCGTCTCGACGGACCCCTGGAACGAGATGCCCGCGAACGACCGCAGAAGGGCGCTGCGGTCCTCCTCGCTCATCTTGCCTCGGGTGAGCGCGCCGACGCGCACGAGGCCAGAGATGCTCTCGGGGTCGATGGTGCTCGCGAAGTCCACGTCGCGCATCGTCGCAGAGACGTTCGCGCGACGTTGCGCCGCCGTGTCGCCGCCGAGCGCGTTGGCGAATGACTGCGCCTCGCCAACCGCTGCGATCACGCGGTCGGGGTCAAGGTGCATCGCGCGAGCTCCCCCGAGGATCTGTGACCGAAGTTGCGCGATCTCCTGCGCGCTCGCGCCCGATGGCGTCAACTGCAAGAGCGTCGTGTTGAGCGCGGTCTCGCGCGCCGCACGACGCTCGCGAGCGTCTTGGATCTGCTCATGCGCCGCACGCGCAACGCCGAGACCTGCGCTCCCCGCGGAACCGAGAGCGCGACTCGCGCCGCGCATGAATGCAGCGCGCGTTCGGTTCTCTCGCTGCACCGTAGCCGTCTGCCGACGCTCCGCGGACTCCTGCGCCTTCGTGAGACGTTCGAGCGCGTTCTGGCGTACGCGAGCCTCGCCCTCTGCGGAGAGTCCACGCTTGCGCGCCTCAACTTCTGCGATGGCCGTTGCTTGCTTCTCAAGCGCCGCGCGAGTGCTCGCGGACTGCTGCGACGCACGCCGCTTCTGCTCCTCGGCGCGCATGAATGCGACGACGGCGCGATGCGCATCGCGCTCTTGCTGCTGCGCGACCTTCGCGGAGTCGTCGCGAATTGCCTTCCCGCTGCGACGGTAGACGCCCTCGGCGCGTTGAGCGGCGGCACCCATCGCAGCGGTCGCCTTGTCGAACGGCGACTTGATGGCGGTCTCCGTCGCCTTCGCCTGCGCCCTCATGTCACCGAAGGCGCGGGCGAGTCCCGACGTGTCGCCGTCAATCTTCAGGATCGCGGTTGCCATGTCAGCGTCGTGCGAGGAGTTGCGTCATCATCGTGAGAGCGTCGCTCATCCCTCCGAGATGCTGAGTGAGTTCGTCGCCGGTCCCTGCGCTTCGGAGGAGTCCTCGGGCGACGGGCTCTGCGGCGAGGTATCCGAGTAGTTCGGCCTCGTCAGCGTCGAGACCCGGCCTGCCAGTGAGAGCGTGATGCTGCGCAGCGAAATGACATCGAAGCGCAGCAAGTTGATCTGCGAAGCCTGCCCTTTTCCCAGCGCTTCGACGACCTCCCGCAACTCGTCCGCACTGCGGATGCTGCGCAGAGGGGAGCGCTCCGTCTGGAACGCGGTGTACTCGCGGAAGCACGCCTCGATCTCGTCGGAGAACATGAGGTCGCGGAGCATCGCTGCGTCCTTCACCGCAGGCTCGCGCGTGCGATCGGGGTGCATGAGCGCGCGTGCGAGGAGTTGAGTCATCAACTCCAACTCCATGATGGAGTCGCCGGTCGCGCCGATGAGGTCCTCGCGCGTGTGGCCGCCCTTCGACACGAGCCACTTGATGGCTTCGGCGTGAGCCTCCTCCATCTCCGCGGCCGACAGAGCGCGCACCGCAAAGACGGCGTGAACCGTCATGGGCGCGCCCCTGTCGTCGGCGCGAATCATGTCGATCTCGAACTTGCGCCTCGGCGGCAGATACCCCCCGATGAGTTGCGAGAGGTGCGCGCCGCCGATGATCGTGCTGACGTCTGTCACGCGGCGCTCGCGGTGTTGATGAGCTTGCCCGACACGTTAAAGTCGGTGCCGTTGGGGTTGCCAACGTCGCTGCTGAACCCAGCCGTGCGGATGTCGCCCTCGACGTTGTAGATCGTCCCTGCGTAGGTGATCGCGAACGACTGCGTTCCCGCGTTGATGAGGCGCGTGATGATGTCACCCTCGATGCCGCTCGCGGGGACCGCGCTCGACACGTCGATGGACACCTTCTGCGGCCCGAGCGAGTGACCCGCGCGACCGAGGAGGAGCGTGTCGACGTCCTTGTTGCCGCTGTCGAACTTGACGTCGACCTTCATCACCTGAAGGAGCACGCGACCCGCGACGGAGATGAACCCCGGCCTGCTGTATGCGATTGCCATGTCAGTTCCTCACACGCTCGGGATCTGGCGGACGTTGCCCGCGAGGATGGTGAGCCACGGGGTAGGCTCGACCGGGATGTCCATGTCGACGCGACCGGGCGTGACGCCCGAAGCCTCGACGACGAGGAGCGACGCGTTCGCGTCGACGTCGCGGATGATGCCCTGCGACTCGTACCCCTTGAGGTCGAGGAGCACCGACGCGCGGATCTGCTGCGGCGTCGTCACGAGGGGCGCCTTCGGGGGTTCGCCGTTCGCGTCGTTGCTGCCGAGTTTGAAGCCCGCGTAGCGCACGCCGAGGGCGCTCTGCTCTCCGTCGGCCACGTAGTCGCACACGGTCACGTAGCCCGTGAAGAGAACGGCGTAGTTCTGGAGTCCGTTGATGAGCGAGAGCGACGTGATCGACATCGGCATGACCGCGTAGCCCGGTCGCGCCGTCGACGCGCCGAGGACCGTGAGCCCGTTGTTGAGCGCGCTCTCGATATCCGTCTGCGTCGGTTGATCGTCGACGCTGTTCTGCATCGGGATCGTTGCGAGTTGGATGCCCGAGAGGTTCGCGTCAGGATCGCTCGCTTCGCCGGGGAGGAACCCGCCCGCGAACGAGTCACCGATGACGCGCGCGGCGCAGACCTGCGCGGCGATCATGCACGCAGGAACCAGCGAGTTGTAGTGCCACGCGATCTGCATCCTCGCGGCGTTGACGCCCGTCGCGAGCGTCGTGGCCGTGCCGCTCGACGCGAGCGTTGCGCACACGCCCTGCTCGCGCTTCTGCGACGTGACCGACGACTGCGATGAGATGTGCGTCGAGATGCGTCCGATGTTCGTTGCGTCCGTGCACGCGCCGACGATGCGGTTGTACCGCACAGGTGTCATCGCGCTGAGAGCGTTCGCGAACGAGTCCTGCGTGGTGCCGCCCGAGAACACGTAGATGTTGCCGCTCACGGTGCCGCCCGACATGATGCCGGTGGTGCCCGCGCCGCTCGACGTGCTCGACTTCGTGATGGGCGTCTCGGTGCCCGACGACGAGACGAACGACAGGAGCACGGTCAGTTCATTGCCGCGCGGGCCGTTGCACTTCGCGGAGAACGTCACCGCGCCGAGGACGAATTGCGCGTAGTACGGGAGCCACGTCACCGCGTTGACAGCGGCGCAGACGTTGGTTGCGATCGTCGTCGCGGTGTCGCTGGTCGCGACGGGAACGTCGATGACCTCACCGCATGCGCGAACGCGGATCGTGTACGACGCGCTCGCGGTCGTCGCGAACGTACACACGACGCTCGCGTACGCGCCGCCGCCCTCGGCTACGGCGATGCCGTAGACCGTCGCGTTGGGGTATTGCGCGAAGACCGCGCGCGACATGATGTGAACCTCGCTGCCGAGGCCGAAGTACGTCGCCGCGTCGTCGCTCGACGAGAGCGCGATGGGCGTCGCGACGGCGATCGTGCCCGCGGGGAGCGCGATGGTCGGCTCGCTGCCGCTCACGTCGGTGCCGATCTTGTTGCCCATGAGCATGATCTTGATCGCCTGCGTTCCAGGCGACGCGTGCGCCCCGCCGAGGATCACGTTCATGTAGACGCCGGGCGTCTTCGTGCTCGTCGCGAGTCCGGGGATGGTGATGGTCACGCTCCGACCTCCTCGATGCGCAGATCACCGCGACGGGCGGCGCGGCGGTAGTGGTCGACGTCGGGCACGATCTCGCCCTCTGCGAGCGGAGCGCCCTGCGGGTCGCGACCGGCGAAGCGCCCCTGTCGGACGTGTCCGTCGTCGCGCAGGAGCATCACGCGCCGGTCTTCGACGGCGTGAATTCGGAGTTGCATGGTGTGGTCTCTCACGGGTTCGGGTCTGCTTGGAACGTGACGAGCGGGTTGACGTTGGTTGCGTCGTCGTGCCCGTCGATGAGGTCTTCGGCGCCGACGATCGGTTGCACGTACGGGAGCCCCGCGGCGGGGTCGGGGTTCGCCGCCTGCGGCACCACGCGGCGGGCGATCACGCGCGTTGAGAAGGCGTACACGACGCCATCCTCGACGAGTTCGGGGCGCGTCTCCGATGCGCGGAGCGAGATACCTTGGTACGTGTTCGCGACGAGGAGCGCGTTGACCGCGCCGAGGGCCGCGTCGATCAGGATCATCGCGCCGGGGACGGTTGAGTTGCCGAGCATCCCGTCGTCCACCTCGCGCGGGTCTTCAACGACCACGATCACGGACCACGACGCGTCGCCGACCTCCTCGGAGTACGCCCACGTCAGGATGTCGCGCGTGATGGTCTCACCGTCGAAGCGGAGCATCACCGCGGGGTACTGCTCGCGACAGACGTTCGAGAGGCCCTTCTTCGTGACGGGGCCAGCGTAGCGCGCGCAGACCGCGAACGGCGTGTTCGGCGCGGGAGGTCCTGACACGAGCACCGAGAGCGCGGTGTTTATCGCGGCGTCGATGGTTGCGAGTGTCGCGTTGCTCATCAGTACGCCACGGCGCTCGCGAGCGCCGCATCAACGACGCGCGTAGCCCAATCCTCGCGGCGCTGCCACGCGGGCCACAGGTACGGATACGGTCGCGAGCGCGACGTGCCTTGGTCGACGAACGTTGCGTAGCGCCGGTTCGCGATCACCTCGACGCGATAGCCGCGGAGGAGCGATCCCGACGCGCCGCCGTGGTGCATCGACGCTTCCAACTTGCCCGTGCGGTTCGTGAACGTGTGGCCCGTCTTCATGTCTTCGACGACGCCTTCTGCGACGTCGAGCATGGCGGGGAGCATCTCGCCGTCGATGCGTCGACGCATCTCCTCGATGGCCTCGACGAGATCCATCAGAAGCCGCCCTGCGACTGCCCCGACGCCATGCGGACGTAGGGGTTCGTCGGGAGGTTGTTCTCGCCAACGGTGCCCGTGATCGTCGCGACGGGGAGCGGCGCTCCTTGCGTCGATCCGGGGAGCCGCGCGTCGCGGTCGCGGTTCAGTGACTTGAAGAACTCCATCGCCTCCTTGCCGTGCTTCGCGTAGCCCGACGTCTCGTCGGTCGCGAGGTGGCGAGAGGATGCGATATCCAGCACCACGTCGACCCCGCGCCCGATCGCCTCGGGGTCAATCGTGTCGTCGGTGGTGTAGAGACCATCGGGGAACGCCGCGCGCGTCCATGTGCGAATGCGAGAGTTCGCCTCCGCGACGCAGAGCGCCTGATACGTCGTGTCGACCGTGCCGCCGCCGTTCTTCGCGAAGAGGCGCGTGCGCGCCTGCGTCGAGATGCGGGCGTCGACGTCCGCGACGGTGACGATCTGCGTTTGTTCGGCCACGGCGTTCCCCTCGGTCTCAGTTGCGTACGATCACGCGGGCGCTCTCGTAGTGGACGCCCTCGACGAGCCCGTCGCATCCAGCGGGGGGAGACGTCGGGTCGAAGGGACAGAGCGCGCCGGGCGCGTAGTGCTTGCCGTTGTGGCGGAGACCCGTGATGAGCACGTAGCGGTCTTCGCCGACGGGTCGCGTGGACGCCTCGGCGACGCGGTTGTCGCACTCCGATCGGAGCGCAGCGAGGGCTGCCGCGTGCTCGTCCTCGCGCGCCTGCCACGACGCATCGAAGCGCTCGCGCTGCGCGTCCAGCGCCTTCTCGATCGCCGCAGCAGGATCGCGCGCAGCGACGGACATCTCCGCGATCTTCGCTTCGAGGTCAGCGACGCGCGACTTGAGCGAGACGTTCTCCTCGACGAGCATCCGACGCGTGGGTTCGGGAGCTGGCGTCGGGGGCTTCGTGATCTCCACGGCGGCGCTCACGAGATGACCGTGGTGAGGAGGTATCCGGTGTTCGCGCCGCCGATCACGACGTCATCCTCGAAGGTCGAGAGCTTGATGTACTGCCCGCCCATCGCTCCGCCGAGACGGTCGGGGATGACCTCGTTGCGGTACGCCTTGCCGCCGAAGCGGTAGGTGTACCCGAACGTCTCCGTCATCAGCGGATCGGGATTCGGCTCGACGCGGATCAGCGCCGCCGACTTGCCCCAGATGTAGGACGAGACCGTGGACGCGCCTTCCTGCGCGCTGTTGTACTTCGCGCGGCCGACGACCACGCGCTCCAGGCCGAGGAGTTCGGCGACGAGCGAGAGTTCGACGTTGAGCGGCACGGGACCCGCCGCGGTCGACGCGCGCGACTGGATGTACCCCTTCACCGCGGGGTTCGTGCGGAGCTTCGGCCAGACCTGACCGCCGAGCACGAGCACGTTCGGCGTCGAGAAGACCTGCTCCTTGTAGGTGAGAAGCTGATCGATCGGGTCCGATCCCGAGGTGTCCCATCGATCGGCGCCCGAGAGCGCCGTGGTGTTGCTGCCGTAGTTGCCCGCGCCGAAGACCTCGGCCGCGACGTTGTACTCGCGCGCGAGGTCCATGAACGACTTGAGGATCGCCATGTAGAGCGAGGTCGTGCGGAGCGCCGTCGAGTCAGCGTTCGCGAGGAGTTCGGCGGGGAGGTAGTCGATCAGGCCGACCGGGATGCACGAGTACTGGAGCGTGTTGTTCACGCCGTACGTGATCTGGTTCGGCCGCGCGCGCGACGATGCGATGCGCGTGTTGGCGACCTGCTGCATGGTCGCGACGGGCATCTGCTCGATGTAGTTCGAGAGGCGCGACGCGTTGACGATCGGCATCACCGCGTCCGCGATGCACTCGCGGTTCTGGTAGAGCACGAAGATGTTCTGATCGATCGTCGGGATGTGGACGTCCGACGGCGAGACGCCCATGAGGTGCGAGCGGTTGCTGCCGCCCATCATGTGCGTGATCGCGCGGTCGGCCACGTCGAAGGGCGAGAGGCCAGTCACGTCGGCGAGAAGACGCTGGATGCTCGCGTCGCTGCGCGAGGAGTCGCCGTGCGAGAGGAGACGCGACGCCGTGGGATCGGACATCGTCTCCTGCACGCGGCGGAACGCGCTCGCGTTCTTGCCGTCGGAGAGGAGGAGGCTGCGGTGATTCGGGGTGCGCATGGTCTTGGTGTTCCGTGTAGGTTGTAGGATCAGCCTTGGATGCGGCTCGGACACACCGAGACCGGGATCGAACCGCTCGCGGCGGTGGTGGCGAGGGCGATGCCGACCACGGCGCAGTTGGTGCCGCCAGCGATGGCGGGCGCAGCGCCGAGGCCCGTCGCGCCGCCCGAGGTGATGAAGTCGTTGGCGGTCACGCCCGCGCCGCTGTCGGTCACGTAGGCGCGGCCGGAGGTGCAGACGTAGACCGTCTGCCCCGCGCCCGTCGCCGCGTTGAGCGCCACGCCGACGATCGCGGCCGTGGGCGATGCGCCCGCCGTGGGGATCACGGTGCTCGCACCCGCGGCGATGACGAGGGTGTTCGCGGTGATGGCGGCGCCCGACGTGAGGGGGATCACGGTGCCCGCGAACGACTGCGACGCGCCGATGAGGATGGCGACGCGCTCACCGCTCGACACGCTCTCCATCGCGACGCCGACGCGCGTAGCGTCGACGGGCGTGGTCGCGGAGACGCTCACGACGGTTCCGGTCGCGCCGCCGATCACCACGACGTCACCGCGCGTGATCGAACCCGCGGCGATGCCGGGGAAGATCGCGCCGGGGGCGACGATGGTCACGGGCGAACCCGCGGCGCCGTTGAAATCCTGATAGCAGAGCCCGAGGATCTGCTGCCGCGAAGAGGCGCCCGAGGGGAGCGCGCAGGTGTCGTTGCTCGCGCCCTGCACGAGAACGGCGCCCTCCAGCACGCTCGCGCTGTCGCACGCGAGCGGGTAGAGGGACTCCATGACGAAGCGAGAAGAGGTACCCATGATGTCGGTGTCCTGTGTGGTCTGTGTTCGTGTGGATCAGTGAGCGAAGGGCGCGACGGCGCGCTTGCGCGTCTCGGCGGTCATCTGGTCATCGGCCATCATCACGGCCTGCGGGTAGGTCTTCGCCTTGCCGTCGCGCATGAGCGACGCGGCGATCTCCTCGCGCGCCTTCGAGACGTCGGCGACGGTGCCGTCACCCGTGGCGATCGGCGCGGGCGTGGTGTTGTTCCCGGCGACCTGCGTCGAGAACAGCGCGCGCGTCTGCGAGTCGACCGCGGGCGCGGCGGGGCGCTGCTCGCTCATCGTCGCGGGCGCAGCGGGCGTCTCGACCTTGACGGCCTTCGGGTACGTGTCGATGAAGTCCGCCGCGTCGCGCATCGCGTGGGCGACGAGCTTCGCGCGGGCCTTCTCCGAGAGGCCGTGACCAGCGATGGCGCGGTCGGCCATCTGCTCCGCTTCGGCCTTCTGCGCGGCCTTCATCTTCTCGACGAGGGCGCCGATCTTCGCGAGCGCTTCGTCCTCCGCGGTCTCGGGGCCGACGTCGGCCATCTCGCGGAGCGACTTGCACATGGCGCTGTGCTTGTCGGCGAGCATCGCGTGTTCGCGCTGGAGCTTGACGAGCGCGTCCTTCGCGCCCTTGAGGTCCGCCATCTCGGCGGCGCCGTCGGGGGATTCGTTGGGGTCCATCTTCTTCGCCTTGGTGTTGGTGTTCGCGCCCGTGAGCGCGGGGATGTGCACGTCGCTCGGAGAGACCCCGAAACGTGCGGTTGTCGGAGCCTCTGGCGTCTTGCGCTCGCTCGCGGTGACGGGCGCCATGCCGTCGAGAAACGGGTGATTCGTCAGCGCGACGGACGTGAGCCGCGCGCCGATGGGCTTCCCCGTCACCCTGTCAATCGCGCCGAACTGCACCGCGGGGCTGACGTAGCGGTACTGGTTCGCGCGCACGTACTCGACTGCGCGCGGGTCGACCCACTCGAAGAGGCCCCATAGACCAGCGTCGCCGCGGTCGTCGAGGTCGACCACCCATGCGAGCGCAGGGACCCCTTCGGTCGCGACGTTCTCAGGGTGCAGTTCGCTCGCGTGCTCGAAGTCGACCTGAACGTGCTGGTTCTGCGTCGAGCGGAAGTTGCGGACGATCTCCGCGAACGTCTGCGGGTCGAATCGGAACGGACCCTGCGGGTGCCCCTCGAACGACCCGTAGCGCGCGACCTGAACCCACGTCCTGTGTCCGACGTTGGCGTCGCGACAGAGGATCTCCGCGCCCTCGCCGCGCATCGTGACGACACCGCCGCCGACGTCTGCGCTCTCGCGCTTCTGCGCTGCCTCGCGGTGTTGTTCGAGGTGCTTGAGCGCCGCCGCGCGAACGCTCTCGGGAAGGCTCATGCCGCCACGCGCGCCGTTGAGTGCGCCGATTGCAGCGGACACGCCCGCGGGCACCGTCACGAGGCGACCGTTGACGACATCGTGGTGAGGGAGGACGAAGTCGCCGAACTTGTCGCCCGCGCCACGCACGACCGCGAAGCCCTGCGCGTACTTGCGCCACGCCGCCTCGCCGGGGTCGTCGCCATCGACGCCAGCCCACGCGCGGAGGCGCTTCACGGTCGCGTCCGCGTCCCATGCGGCCTCGTGGATGGGGTGCGCTTCGTAGGGCACTGCGCGCGCTTCTGCGGCGTCAGCGAGGGGCGTAGGTGCGTTGAGGTCTGCCGCCGTCGTGGACGCCTCTGCGGGGCTCTCAGCGGCCTTCGTGGCCTCGTCTGCGGCGTCCATCTGCGTCACGAGTTTCTCGCTCCACGCGTCGCCCGCGTGACCGCCCCACAGTTGCCACGAGGCCCACGCGGGGGAGTCCTTCGGTTCGCTCTGGAAGCGCTGGTTGCGCCCGAAGAAACGCGCCATCTTGCGCGCCTTCGACGGGGTGATCGCAACGCCACGCGCGAGTTTCCGCGCCCACTCGACGGTCTCGGGTTCGATGCCGTCGCCGGTCACGCCGCCCTCGTGGAGTGCGACGCCGCGGAGGCACGCGTCGCGGACGCCCTGCGGCGGGGTGAAGTCGATGTGATCGTAACGGCCCATCACTGACTCGTGTTCTTCGGCGTCGCGACGACCGGCGCTCCGCTACCCGCGATCTTCTCGGGTTGCATGAGCGTCGCGTTCGGCGACGGATCGGGGAGGTTGAGGAGATTGCGCGCGTCGGCCTGCGCGAGTTCGCCGCCGTGGTCGACGAAGCCGAAGAGGCGCTTCGCCACCGCGTCGAGGTCCTGCGCGGGGTCGACCGCGAAACGGAAGCGCGGCACGGGCGCGTTGAGGCCGAAGTTCATCTGAACCATCGGCCGCACGAGGTCACGCACGAGCGTTCCGCCGACCTGCGCAGCATCGCCGCGTGCGATCATCAACTCGCCGCGTTCGTGCACCTCGCCGAGCGCGCGGTTGCCGCCCGCGCTGCCCTCGCTCCCGAGCGTTCCGCCGAGCACCGCCTTCGAGACCTCGGCGTTGCAGAGCGCGACGAGTCGATCGTGGACGTCGTTGTTGTGCGTTGCGTTGATGATGTCGGGCTTCGTGGTGTCAGCGAACACCGCGGAGTTGCTTGACGACATCGCATCAAGCACCTGTTCGAGAATCTGCTTGTCCTCGGGCGACGCTTGGAACTCGCCCATCGGGCCGCGGCCTGTGGCGAAGTACCCGATGCGCAGACCGCGGCCAGCCCACTCCGCGAACGCAGCGAAGTCGCGCACCGCGAAGCGCTTGAACGTCGCCCACCACACGAGCAGACGGCCGAGTCCCTCCTTCACGGGATAGACGCCGCGAACGCGAGGGCGATGCACGATGAACTTCCCCGCGGGAAAGCGATCGAGTGGGAGGCCGGGGAACAGACCGAAGGGGCTGTCGGTGTTCATCGGCACCCACGACGTCGGCGACGTGCCCGACGCGTCCCACAGGTGGATGCGCCAATCGGTGCCGTACGCGAAGCGACGCGGGTGGAGAAAGTAGAGTTCGCGCGGGACGTACCAACCGCCCTCGTCGCGCCACACCGCCTCAAGACCGACGCGACCTTGGAACACCGCGCCTTGAAGATCGGCGACCGCTGACACGAAGTCGCGCGAGAGGTCGCCGCAACCCTCGATCTCGCGGATGCGCGCCATGCACCACTTCGCGATCGTCTCGCCGCGCTCGCCGCTGCCCTCGGGCGGGATCAGTTCCCAATCGGCGCCAGCCACGCGAAGCTCGCGCTTCTGGAGTTCCGAGTGGAGGTGCCCGTCGCGTTCGCGAATCTCGTCGCAGAGGTCGGCGAGTTGCCACAGATACCCGCTGTCCGCGTTGTTCAGAATCAACGTCACCTGCTGCGGGGTGAGGTCGCTTCCGAGAGTGCGGGTATACCTATCGTTGAAGGGCGCCGGAGCGAGTTGATTCGCGAGCACCGCAGCGGGCGCAACGCCGTCCATCATCGCGCCTTCACCGGGCACGAGTCGGAGCGAGGCGCTTGATGCGAGTCGTCGAATGGGTGGCACTACCAGCCTGCGGTGCGGACGTTCTTGGTGATGATCGGGCGCGGTGGCGCTTCTGTGGCGGGGGCGAGTGACGAGGAGAGCATCAGTTCGGCGAGTCCGAGCGAGAGCGCGTCGAGGTCGCCGGGGCTCCGTCGCGTCGTCGCGAAGTCGTGCGACGTCATCGACGTCTCAAGCCTATCGTGGTGCCCGACGTGCGACACCGCGGACGGGCGCCCCGTCGTCGGATCGCCGTAGAGGTGTCGCGCCGTCTCCGCTCGCCCGCGCTTGTCGCCACGAGCCCCGACGCGCACGAGGCGGACGGGAATGCGTTCGGCTTCGACGTGTCGCCCGCTCATGCGCGAGCGCTCCTGCGCCTCGGCGAGCAACCACGCGCGAATCGTCTTCTCGACCATCGCGCCGCCGCCGTCGCTCTCCGCAACGATCGCGTGCGCGCGGTGCTTGCGGTACGCAGCGACCGCTCGCGCAGGCCAACCGTCGACACCCATGTGACCGCTCGCGTCGTCGAGCACGTACGCGCGACCGTCGATGCCTCGCGAGATCGTGACCACGCCCGCGTCGTCGGCCTTCGCCGCGTGCGCTTCGTCGCTCGCGTTCGGGTCGACGAACACCTCGCAGCGTGAGCGCGGAGGCTCCGTCGCGACGCGCCAAGGGGTGATGTGCTCCCACGTCCACAGCGCGCCGTCGACGCGCTTGCGGGGTTTGCCCTGCCCCATCGACTCCGCGTCGACCTCGGGGAGCGATTGGAGTTGCGCGATGGCGCCTTCGAGCGTCCACCCGAACGCGCGCCCATCGTGGAGCGTGCGTCGCGGGTTGAGCACTCGCGTCGCCGTCGTGTACGGGCGCGGCGCCGGTCGGCCGTCGTCGGTCGCGAGCATCGGTAGGTTGATGATCTCCCACCCTGCGCCGTACTCACCGCGCTCGATGTCACCGATCAAGTCGTCTTCGAGCCATCGCGTATGGATGACCACGACCGACATCCCCTCTTGCCCACGCTGGAGCACAACGGAGGTGAAGGTCGACTTGACGGCCTTGCGTGTCGCGGCGGACAGCGCCGCCGCCATGTTCTTGTACGGGTCGTCGATGATCGCGACCTGCGCTGGTTGCCCTGCGCCGGGTCCGTCGATCGACGTGAAGAGGCAACCGCCGCCTGCGCGCGTGCGCCACATGCGGAGGTTCGCGCGGTCGGGCGCGAGGTCGACGCCAGCACGTCGCGCGATGGCTCGCGCCTTGTGGCTCTGGTCGTCGCTCTGCTCCTGCTGATACGTCAGGTAGATGAGCGGCCACGTCGGGCGACGCGCGAGAAGCCACGCGAGCGCATGGAGAACCGTGAGGCTCTTTCCATGCTGCGACGGGATCGAGATGCACACCCGCACGCGTTCGCCGCGGGCGATGCGCTCGAACGCGTCGAGCACGGGCGCGAGGTGGTCGGGGCGAACCGTTCCCGGCGAGGCGCGCGGGATGAAGTCGCCAAGGTTCTCGCTCTCGACGCGGCGCCTCTCTGCGGCGCGACGCTCACGCTCTTCGAGGAGCGCGAGGAGTTCAGCCCTCTGATCCTTCGTCAGTCGGCGGAGGTCCACCGCTGAGGAGTTCGTTGATGCGGGCGTCGAGGGTGTCATCCGTGGCGACCTCGATGCGCTCGACGTGCTCACCGCTGATCTTCCGTTTCAGGAGCGCGATCTCTGCGCGCGTCTTCTCTCGCGTGAGCGCCGACTGCTTGCGTCGCTCTTCGCGGTCGGAGATGCCCGCAAGCGTGTCGACGTTCTTCGACACCGCGTTGATGAGCGCGGCGAGGTCCTTCGGTTCGAGCCCTACGCCCTCGCCGTCGATGACCCGCTCCGCGATCTCGCCGATGCGCATGAGACGCGCTCGCGCCTTGCGGAGACCACGCTCACACGCTTGTGCGTGAAGGGTCCGATTACGTCCGAGGCGCATCCTCTTGAACGCATCGTGTAGCGTCTGCTTCGCAACGCCGATGGCCTCTGCCGCCGCCGCCGCGTTGCCCGTCTCTGCGTAGATCGCTGCCGCTCGCTCGATCTCTGCGGGCGTCAGTCGCTTGCCGCCCATCGCTACGCCGCCTCGCCCCTCAGCGTCGCCACGAGCGC